GCCAGCTTGTGACATGAATCCAGATCTAATAACAGTAGAACCATCTATTGGTTATGTTCCTGGTGCTGTGTTCTCTCCATACCGCGTATTCACTTCCTATTCTCAAATGCATATGTTCTATGGCGAACGTGGTATGCTAATGAATCCATCTTGGTTTGATGAAGTAATCCCTAATGGATTTACTCCTAGCGAATTTACATATAGGGAAGACAAAGAAGATTTCTATTTGTACTATGGTAGAGTCTGTAAAGAAAAGGGAGTAGACATTGCTATACAGGCAACGGAAAGGATCGGTGCGCGTCTTGTAATAGCTGGTCCCGGATCACTGAGTGATATAGGATATAGCAGCATACCAAAGCATGTAGAAATGTTAGGTTTGTGCGATGCCGAACAAAGAAGATCTTTGATGAGTAGAACAAAGGCAGTGCTTGCTCCTACATACTATGTAGAGCCATTTGGCAATATAGTCATTGAAGCTAATCTATCTGGTACTCCAGCCATTACTAGTGATTGGGGTGGCTTCACTGAAAATGTTATTCATGGTAAGACTGGTTGGCGTTGCCGCGACTTCAATAGTTTTGTAGACGCCCTTGAATTAGTCCTAGACTTTGTAAGACCAATAGATTGCTACAATCATGGTATGAACTATGCTGATGAACTCATTCACCAACGCCATGACTTGTACTTACGAAAAATAATCAAAGGAACTTTCTACTAATGAGCAGACTCTATATTATAACTTCCAGCATCAATCCTAGAGAGGATAAACTAACCTATTCTAGAAAGAGATCATTATTTGATAAAGAATCTCGCTTGCAACAGACGGTCTTTACTATCAAATCAATTCAATCAATGGATCCTGGTTCAAGGATGATCCTTCTAGATTCTTCTGATGATCTAGAATCATTCCAAGACCAATTCCTATCCTTCTACAATCTTGAAGTCTATTCAACCAAGAAGTTTGGAAAAGAAATTCATGATATCATTGCTTCCAATAGGAACAAGAGTGCCTGTGAGTGTCTTATGCTTGGTACATATCTTGAAACTAATAGAGTAGAACTATTGCAGTATGATCATATTGTAAAGACTACGGGAAGATATGTCTATTCTGATTTCTCTCCAAATATATTAAATGAGTATCAGAGATCTAAGTTCTTTTTCAAAAAAGAATTAAAGTTCAAGTGGAATGATATTTGGAAGTATGAACTTGTTGATTCTCGTTCAATAGATAACGATAATTATTTACATCAGTATTGTACCGTGTTGTATGCGTTTGGAATTGAGAATCTAGAACGCATGATAGACATATATACCGGATCATTCTACATATTGAATCACCCAGATATGATTCACTATGATATAGAAACTTTATCTAATTACTTTCTTAGACCATACAAATCAGATATGATAGAAGTGCCATGGACTATTTGTGGATTTGATGGTGTAAATGGTAATTTGATGCATTATTAGGAGAATATTATGAAGACTAGTGTTATTATTGTTGATGAGTTTTATGGCAATCCAGATGCTGTTAGGGAATTTGCACTTAGCCAACCCTTTAATGTCAAAGGGAACTATCCTGGTGCGCGAACACTTCCTTTTCTAAACGATAATACTAAACAAGTCATTGGTGATATTATACGCCATGCTGGTGGGGAAATAAGAAACTGGCATGAGGACTCTGGTTACACTGGATCATTTCAATTATGTACTGCTATTGATAGAACTTGGATTCATGCTGACTCATTTAATACGTGGGCAGGAGTCCTATATCTAACACCCAATGCTCCTAGATGGTCTGGGACTGCATTATATCGCCACAAAGAAACTGGTGAATATGAAAAGAAAGGCGACAACCATGAAGGATATGATTATACTAAATGGGATAAGACTGACGTGATTGCTAATCGCTATAATCGCTTGGTATTATATCGTGGTAATATGTTTCATGCCGCGCAGGAATATTTTGGTTCAACTCCATATGATGGTAGACTCTTTCAAACATTCTTCTTTGATACGGACTACTAATGAAAGTTCTACATGTAATATTTTCTACCAATAGACTTAAGTATCTTGGCAAAGCCCTTGAGTCTCACGCATATTTAAACTATGGTGATCATGAAATAGATCGCGTTGTGATAGATGATTATCCTAGAACAAGAAACGATAAGATATTCGAGATTCTAGGAAAGACTTTTGCATTTAGACCTGTTCTACATACAAAGAACAAAGGACTATCTGCTACTTGGTCAGAACTATTTGATTGGATAAAAGAAGAAGATTATGACTATATCCTACACCAAGAGGATGATGTAGTCCTAAAGCAAATGGTCTATCTAGATCAAATGATCTCTCTATTTGCTATGCATCCCAAGATCTGTTCCTTTACTTTAAAGCGTCAACCATGGTACTTTCATGAGAAGGAATCTAAAATAGAACCAACAGATCTACAGCTAGGATCATTCTACGCAGAGAAAGCAAACGTATTCTCTCCTATGTTTACTCTCTATCCTACTTGGATTGCTCATGGAACTGCAAGAGAGACCTATCAATGTAATATCAATGAGGGAATGCTTAATGAGCATCTAAAATTCCAAGGATTCACTCCTTATGTGCTCAAAGGCAGTCGAGGAGAGCATTTAATAGAGCATATCGGGGAAGAAACGCAGGGCACCAAGTGTCTTGAAGGAGAACCGAATTGGGAGCTATTTGCAAAGTATGATCCGAACAAGGTTTACAGTTCGAGAGATGGGAGCCTGATAAGAGCCTAAATATAACAACATCCTCGCGAGGCTCTCATGTCAACAGTAACAACAAGACAAGGTCTAAAAGATTATTGCCTTCGTAAACTCGGTTTCCCTGTTATCACTATCAATGTAGATGATGATCAGGTAGATGATCGAATTGACGATGCTCTTAGTCTATTTCAACAATTCCACGTGGATGCTACGCAGAAGATCTATATCGCATATCAATTGACTGCGAATGATGTTACATCCAAGGCTATCACCATGCCTGCTAATGTTATTGGTGTGACTAGAGTGTTTCCTATTGCTGGTAATAGCGTCAACTCTTCAGGAAGCCAGAACTTTAATATCTTTGATATCAATTATCAAATCCGTCTAAATGAACTCTATGACTTTACTTCTGCGGACTATGTCTATTATGAATTGGCTAATCAACACATAACAACGCTTCAGCTATTGTTCTTTGGTGATACTCCTATTGTATACAATCGCTATACTAATATCCTTTATCCTTCCTTCAATTGGGGACAAAATGTTACTACAGGCACATGGATTCTAATTGAGAGCTATCAAACGCTAGATCCTACTGGCACATTGTTTTGGAATGATGTATGGCTAAAGAAGTATGCTACAGCATGTATCAAAGAGCAGTGGGGATCTAATCTAAAGAAGATGTCTGGCGTTCAATTGCCAGGTGGTATAACTCTTAATGGTCAGATCATATATGAAGAAGCTCATGTTGAAAAGGCAGATCTATTTCATGAACTAAGAGATTTCTATGAGGCTCCTCCAATTTGGGAAGTAGGATAATGAAATCGTTTAAAGAGTTTCTCAAGGAAGTAACCAACAATAAACCAGGCGGTCTAATGCGCTCAGGATTTATTAAGAAGGGTTTCGTTCCTCCTATGACTCCAGGCAAAACTAAAAAGAGAGTCTAATGCCAACTAATGTTTATCTGGATCTGTTTCATAACACTCCTGAGCAAAGACTCATGGAAGACTTGATAAATGAGACGGTCTACCACTTTGGAATCGACACATACTATATGCCACGCACTAGTGAAACGGCAGTCGATTTTGTTATGGGTGACGATCCTAATAAGAAATTCACGGAAGCATATCCTGTTGAAATATATGTTCAGTCAGTAGATAACTTTGAAGGTGGAGAACTCTTTTCTAAGTTCGGTCTTGAAGTTCGTAAGCAGGCGCGCTTCCTTATTACATCCAGATCATTTGCTAAGAATCTTCCTAGTACATATAGCAGACCCCGTGAAGGAGACGTTCTATGGATGTCAAACTTCAAAGCTCTATTTGAAATCAAGTATGTTGACGAAGAGTATTTCTTCTATGCTATGGGTAGTGAAAAGATTATGGGATACAGCATGATATGCGAGAAGTTCCGTTACTCTAATGAGCGCGTTGAAACGGGCATTGAAAACATTGATGATATGATGGATACCGTGGTAACAGCATATAAATATATTATGTCTGCTAATGGACATAACACCAACACCTATACTATTAGTGAAGCAGTCTATCAAGGAGCTAATGCTGCCGTGGCGACTGCTAATGCTACTGTCGTCACGTGGGATAAGCCAACTCTATCTCTTGTCCT